CGAAGAAGAAACGCTGACTGCGGTAAGGTAGACGCCTGTTATACCCGCCACTGGTCCGTTTGGGGAGGTAAGATAGAAAATCTCGCCTTCTCTGAAACCATTAGATATCAGGTTATATCCCGCAGTTGCACAAGTGATGCGGCTGTTCGCTGCATCAACACTCGCCGTAAACGCACTCGCAATAGGGGCAGCGGTCGCCCATGTTCCACCTATGGCCGCTTCAAGCAGATCGTCCCAAGACTGCTCTGAAATTTCGCCTAAAATATCACCAGATACACTTTTATATCCGTGAAATAGATTTTGCCGCACGCGAGATGAGAGCCGTGCGTCTGGTTGCCTGATTTCTTTTTGTAGGTTGACGTTAAGATTTACATCGCGGATACGCTTAAACGGTTGGCCTACAGGCGTAGAGCCAAAGACGCTTTCCGCGACATAACTGTATTCGGCAAGCGAGCCTGTTGCGATACTACCGCTCATCGCCTCGCTTTTTCACCCCATCACTGAATAAGTTAAAACCAAAGCCTGCGTGGATTTTGCGGGGAGACTTCCGAAGCCGCAAATACAGGGTTCATCTCGTTCTTCCAAGCCATGTTAACATGATATCCTGGCAGAACAATAGGGGGGCCATCTTCGCTCTCTTGGTCGATTAGAGTGCCGATGTCGTCAATAGCGTCGCCTTCATTCGGGCAAGGGACGCCTTCATAGAATTGAAAACCTGCGTCGAGGCATGTTTGAAGAAAAGCATCTCTATCGTCAAAGCGGTGGAAAGAGTAGATATATTTACTCATGTCGTAAGGCTCCGAAGTTCGGCGGCAGTGTATCGGTAGTTGCTTAGAGTGACGGTGCGGGCCCACCCCGCTCTGTAGTTGCCTGCTGGCGACCATGGCGAGCTTAAAACTGCGAGCGTCGTTATGTTGGGGTAGCCTGGATTGGACAAAACGGTGCCGCTGCTGTTGTTCACAGTAAAAAGAATTTCCCTGAAATTGACGGTGGCGGCGACCTTGTTGGTCTGAAGTGGCGCGTTTATACGCGTGTCAAAAAACGAGGTCACGCTTATGCCGTTAACCAAATGGACGAAAGAGTTATTGCCGTCAAAATAATTTGAATTTTGGAAAGAACCGGTAGAGACACCTAATATTACTTGGCTAGTTTCTGTCAAACTTGGGGTGATATATTCCATCCCGTATGTATATCCGCTTGACGATTGAAACCAAGGCGCGTTGGCAGCGAGGTCGTATGTCAAACGATCAGCGGCGCGGGTTACAGTGGCGCCTGAAGTTCTAATAGGGCTTGTAGCGAACGAGCCCAATTCGAGTTGTGGAAGGCCAAAACGCAGCGTGAAGTCCCACGCTGTTGCCGATGGCGTTATGAGAAAACGCATCCCCATATGGGTGGTGCCCGCGTTTACATTCGTTCTTGATACTTGGATACGCTGCGTTCTAAGTGCAGCGCCTGTCACGATGCTTCTTATGTCCGTTCTGGTTTGGTCTACGCCAGGAAATTCATAAACTCGTGGACCAGTTCCCCCCAAACCCGTAAAAGAACCAGCGACCAATTTTAGAAAAACACTTCCTGTCCACACTTCGGTTTGTGCAGCGGACGTGTGTGTGCCTGTATCGAAAGCTAATTCAAACGCGGCCTCTCCACCATTTCCCGCCCACCTTATATCAATATATTCGATACCGTCTTCTGTTCCGGTCCCCACGATCTGCCGAGTTACACTTGAAGCGGTGCCTCCGCTCCAAGTCGTAGGTAGTGTTCCCGGCGTTCCGGCTACCGTAGCACTAGCGATGCTGTTGCGAACCCAATTTGTGCGGCTTGGTTCACAGAGCAGACCCCGCACCGCCAACCCACTTGGGTCGTAATCAACTCGCGCCACATCCGCACTCGCAACAGTCAGAACACCTGTGCTGCTGAAATAGGTGGCGTTACTAGCGCGGCTGTAGGTCCAGCCAGAAGGCACGCCAGACAAAAAGTCGAACAACTCAGTCCGAGGGACAACGTTGCTTGCTTGAATGAAAAGGGAAGTAGAACCCTGCGCTGGATTAATTGATAGAGGGGCCAAGGCAATAAACGGCAAAGTCAGTGTCACACCGCCTTCTACACCGTCGTCAATGTCGCCCCCGGAGTATTTGATACGTGGCAGAACGAGGTTGATGAATTGCGTGTCTTGGTCAAGCACGTCTTTATTTTGTAGGCGGATAACCAAACTAGATTCAACTTGGTCTACGAACTTATTAAGTGCGCTTGCGTCAGAGAAAAGAACCGTGATGGTCCCTGTCACGTCCGCGTATCTGCCAAACAAGATATCAGGAACGATGTTGGAGCCGACAACTTGAGAAGAAGCCATGTTGTTGTTGAGGGTGATTTCCGCAGCCGTCACGAGGCCTAGAACCTGTCCTCCTTCAAACAACGCACCATTTACCGCAGCAAAAGGCGTTGTCTGCGGCGCTTCTGAGTAAACTGAGGCGACCGTAGTAGAAGAAAATATAGTTGCGTCTTGCCCTAAAACACCAAAGGTCAAGGAAGCAAGGCCAGAGGCGGGGATAGAAAAAGTGACTTGGTTTATACGGACGCCGCGAAACTGCTGATATAGGTTCCTGTCAGTCAACCAACGCTCGAAGGTGAAAGAGCGGTATGTGTTGCCGATAGAAACTTTGCGGCCCACTTCATAAATCCGAGCAACCGAGACAGATGCCGCCGTTGTCGTAATCGTATTTGGCTCAACTTCAATCGTAGAAGCAGTGGCACTCAATACTGTGAGGTATTCACCGCTAAAGCCAGAGACGGGACCGGGGTTTGTTACGACAAAAAATACGTCGCCAACCGTAATTCCGCTGGTAAGAAAATCAAAAGAAGAAGTTAGCGAAGTGATCTTATTGGCAGTAGAGTCGATGCTGATATTGAGGGTAGTAGACACAGGGGTAATATTAGCCCAAGTGCCCCCTATAACTGCCTCTAGGAAATCATCCCATGACTGCTCAGATATATCACCGTTCACTTCGCCAGCTACGGAGCGATACCCGTGCCTCGCGTCTTGGCGCATACGGTCTGTTTTACGTTCTTCGGATTGGTAAATTTCTTTTTGTAGGTTTAGTGAAAAGCCAACGTCGCGAACTTTTTTGAAAGCGCGGCCAGTTGGGGTCGAGCCAAAAACGACTTCAGACGTGTATCCGTATTCTACAAGTGATCCAGCCGCAATACTGCCACTCATTTCCTACTCCCCGCATCCCGCCACTAAGCCCTGTCGATGGCAAAGAGTTGCCCCTTTGCCATCGACAAGAACCCCATTAGGCATTACCGCGTTGAATAGAAATAGACGAAGTGCCCTGCGTGACGTTGGCAGCGATAGGCTTCAGCGCCACGAAAGGCATGGTCACTGTGATGCCAGTATCAGGGCTGTCATCAACGTCACCGCCGCTATACTTGATACGGGGCAACACGATGCTTACAAACTCCGTAGTGCTGTCAAGCGCATCCTTGTTCTGTAGACGGATAATCAACGTAGTTTCCGTCTCGGTCACAAACTTGCTGTGCATGTCTGGGCTGGTGAACAACACCGTGATCGTGCCGCTTACGTCAGCGAAACGACCGAAAAGAATATCAGGGGTCAGGTCGGTGCCGATGACCTGCGGCCCCGCCAAAGTGTTGTTGATAGAAATTTCGGCGGCGGTCACGAGGCCAAGAACAACGCCGCCTTCATAGATTTCGCCGTTTACTGCGGCGAACGGGGTGGTCTGCGGGGTCGCGGTGTAGCCAGAAGCGACAGTGGTGGAGGAGAACGAGGTGCCGTCGCGGCCAACGACACTGAAGGTCGCCGTGACCATGCCAGAAGCCGGGATGGAAATAGTCATCTGGCTCATACGGACGCCACGGAACTGCTGGTATAGGTTGCGGTCTGACAACCAACGCTCAATGGTGAAAGAGCGATAGGTGTTGCCGATGGCAACCTTGCGGCCTGCAACCGAGATAGTAGCAGAAGCGGTAGCCGTGGTCCCGATAGTGCCGGGCTCAACCTCGATGGTGGACACGCCGACGCTCAGTGCGGTGAAGAAGCGATCAGTCAGACCAGCCACTGCTGGGCTTGCTGCGATAGAGAAAACATCGCCAACTCGAATCCCGGCTGTCGGGAAGTTGGCAGAGCCCACCGTAATACGGTTGGTGGCAGAGTTGGAAGCGACGCTGGAGAAAGGAGCCGAAGCGCCGGTTGCCCAAGTGCCGCCCATGATGGCCTGGATAAAGTCATCCCAAGACTGCTGAGAAAGCTCGCCAACAATGTCGCCGGTGACGGAGCGATAGCCGTGGCGCACATCTTGGCGCATACGGTCAGAGCGACGCTCCTCCGACTGATATGCTTCCTTCTGAAGATTGACCGAGAAACTTACGTCCCGGATTCGCTGAAAAGCAGAACTGACAGGGGTAGAGCCGAAACTCACTTCCGCAATATACCCTAGTTCAGTAAGCGAACCCGCTGCAATTGAACCGCTCATGTTGTTCTCCTAAGAACTTAGGGCGGCAAAAATGCGTTGCCGCTAAAAAATATATACCTTTCCACGTATAATTGAATGGCTCCTTGCAAGTCAATGCGTTGTTAAGTCGGGACGTAGGAGAACCAAGGAACAGTCAATCGAATGCGCCAGAACGGACCTTCTCGGTCATTCGACGCCATGCTCGGCGTGGCTTCGATGTTGACTGAAATAGAGTCGCTTGTCAGGACAAGGCCGCGATAGAAATGCGCCCTAATCCTCTCCGCCAAGTCAGAAGCCGGATTAGGGCCTTGGTCTTGGGGCGCATAAACATCAACCTGATAGACGCCGCTCTCGAAATCCATGGCGCTCCTGTGGTTGGCGGCGGGGCGCGTCGGTGCTGGTAAGAAGTTCACCCGCAAATGGATTTCCGTAGTCTTGGGCGTAAAAGATACGTTCTCCCACGCCACACTAGGAAGCGAAGAAAGGCTGTTGAGACGCGCGTTCAGGGCGTTACGGATTGACTTCAAACTCATCGAACTGTCCTAGCCACGCGGGCCGCATTGGAGACGAGAGAAGGCCACGCCTTGGCATTAACGCGCATCATGCCATAGGGGGCTTGGAAAGAGAACCCAGAGGGTAGCGTTTTGACTCGGCGTTCGTTGTCAAAATCATACCCGCCAAATTCCAATTTACCAATATATCCAACCGTATTAACAAGGTAGAGCGTGGTGTGGACACGGGGGGAATAGAGCGCGTAGTTAGCAGCCGCGTCCCGAGAAGTCGCTTCGCCTGTTGAGTCTAAGCGGTAGGCATTAGAATTTAGATTGGTATCAAATCCAGCAACCCATCCGCCTCTTGCCCGACCTACGCTATCGGGGTCGTGCATACCAAAGGGAAGGTCAATCGGCGTGGCTTTGATGATGTTCGTGGCGAGTTTAGTCACAGCGCCAGAAACCGTTCTAGCAAGTCGGCGTTCCGTCCTTTGGGCGAAATTAGCAACTTGCTGTGCGAACATTATTTTTGAGCCAAAAGTCGATACATGACGACTGTGCCACTTTCCGGTATCGCCTGCACTCGTGTAATCTTATACGGCTCAGTAGTTGACACAGGGGAGCCGATTGTCATCCCTGGCTTTGGTGCGAACGACGCGCCACTAGCAGTCAGATAAATTTCGACTTCAGAGGTTTCAGCAAACTCGGGGTCGTCAAAACGACTATCACGCGAAAAAGATTTTCCGCGTAAATCTTGTGTCGCCGTGCTTGCAGTGACCGACCCCGTTGAGGGATTGAATACTTGATCGCCTTGTCTCGATACTCGGAAAACGTCGCCGTATTTCTGAAGTAGGCGAAGACCTGTTCCGTCGCGAAGCCGTTCAAAAATACTAGCGCTCATGTCCTGACGATCTGTGGGAAACCAAGGGGTTGGCAAATAGGCTTTAGGATGAACTCGATGTCCCGAAATAAGGGCAAAGACCTCGCCCTAGAATCATACTTCACACGAATTGGCCCGATCTGTTCTTCGAGAACGGAATCGCTGCGCGTCAAATCAGGGATAAGGTTCTCCCCATTACGTGACCGAAGTGCTAAAGCGCATACCGCGTCTTTCAATTCTTTTGGAAGTTCGCTTTCATCAACTGTCCAGCCATCGCGGCGAACAGCATACGCGCGGGGCCAAGAAAGGGCCTGATTTTCTGTCTTCTTGAGCCCGATCCAGCGTTCGTAATATGCGCCTTCGACATAACGCATAGCCTTCATAATATCCGCATCCGCTGATACCGGAGGAGCGAGGCCATAGAGACGTGCATACGCTGCAACGTCCGCGCCAAGAACGTATGTCTGAGAATTGGTTTTACCCGAACCATCTTCAAGAATAAGAGCCATAACTTCCACCCCATCCGAAGGTTCGGGTTATATCAATTTCCGCCAGACTTTACAAAGGCATCTCGTTCGTCAAGCCAAACAGCATCCGCTTCAGGTGAAATGGTGTTGCCCATCCAAGGGCCACCTAGCGTATAGTGGGCAATCTTTGCCGTCTGGATATCGTAGCCCGGCTCACCGATAAGCGCGTTCCACTCTTGTGGTAGCGCGCCGATGTGCTTGTCTGGGTCTTTAATCCAGTCAAACCGATGTAAATCTCGCCCAGGCACAGAATTGATATGTGCAAGGTTCAAGCAATCATTTGCAAAATGATTGCAGTTGAACGCCATGACTGAGGACCAATTCTTGAAACTGTAGCTAGTCTGGATTTGACCATCCATCTTTAGCAGGGTGGATGGGTTATACTGGTGCTTGACGCACATCACTGCATACTTGCTTTCTAGCAAGTCAAACAGTTTTGCAACGTCATCTAAGAATAGGACATCGCAATCGACAAAGACGGCCCATCCTGCATAACCATATTTTGCTCTATGCAGGATTGGAGTCAAAAACCGGCTGATCGCGAACTCTGTTGCCTGCGGGGCTTCTGAAATCACGTCCCACAGTTTGCCTTCTCGCGTTTCAGTCTGACGCCAAATCATCCCTTGATCGCGTAAGTCGTTAATTTTGAGAGGGACAACGCTGACGGGCACAGAGGCCCGCCGCTTCAAACTGAACTCTGCTACTTTATACGCTTCGACTTCTCGGCTATCGAAGCCCATATAGATGGTCGGCACCATCAATCCCACCCAAGAATAAAATCGTCAACGACGCGCTGCTTAACCGTGGCGCCCCAAGACAAAAGCAATTCGAGTGCCGCATACTGCTTCCACTCAAAAATATCCCACGGCTTTTGCTCGATACAAATAATAGGTTTGCACCGCCGGATCGTGCCTTCAGCACCAAGAACAATGGGATATTCATATCCCTCTACGTCCATTTTGATCGCGCTTACAAAAGGATGGTTCTCTGCATCGAGCGTAGTTAAAGGCACGGTGTAGTTGATGGACGACGCCTCCCGCTTTGCGGTATCTTCCGAGGCGACATGAGTGCCCGATGTAACTTCGGGGCGATACTCCATGACCACTTCGCCAATTGCATTGCCGAGAGCCACACGCCGTAGTTCGACATTAGACGTAGGCTTCTCTGGATGCTCAATGGTATTGAGCATGAAGCACCGTTGGTTGATCTCGATAGGCTCGTAGGCCACAACGCGGTCAAAAGCACGGGCGAAGTGCATAGACCACATGCCGACATTCCCGCCTACGTCCAGCACTAGGTTGCGCTGATTGGTCGGAGTGTGGTTGAGCATGGCGACTAAGGTATGAAGCTGGTAACTCCCTTCACCCTTGCTGTTCCGCTTAGCAGCACCTTCAAGGAAAGGAAGAAGGTGTTCCTCTGTGGCGGGAAGCCAAATTCCCGCCACCTTCTTGATATCTGTCATTAGGCTTGCACCACCACATCAGAGTTGTATGAAGCACCCGCCTGCTTGCGTGCGCCCTTCAAATGATCCACATACCCACGCCAATCAGAATTGACGATGGGGTGGCTTGTATTGAACGAAAGATCATCCCCGAGATTGACGGCGCGCACCATACCGTCCTTCACCCCGCCCGCTACGAGCGTATCGAACACATGGCAGTCTGTCCAAGCAGGCAAGCGGAAAACTTGGTCCTCGACGTAGACCTGCCAGAAGATGCGGAGCATCGCCACAACATTGGCGTTGTTGACGCGGAACATAAGAATGCCCGCTTCTGTGTGGTTGTTGTTGCGCGGGAAATGCCCAATATGCGCCCAAGTCGGGAACTTATCAACCAAGAACGCGTCCGTAAGAGGCTTCTTGAATACCGTGTCGCCATCAAACCAAACCAGAACTTCTGGCTGATCCCCTAAATCTAGCGCGCTGAAGATGCGGGTAGCTGCCGCAATTGCAGCGGGCTTATGGGCAAACTTCACCGCGTCAAAACGGTAGTCGTATGTGCGCCCAAATCGTCCGTGGACAACAGGAGAGTTGTGCCGCGCCTTAAACTCAGTGAGGCTGGCCGCTTCTTCGTCTAGAGCGAAGAACTTCACAAGCGGCGTATCGACCGTATCATGAAGCAAAGCGGTGTCACTGAACACCCAAAGCTCAGAATTGGCTAGTGGATTGGCGAGATATGATTCAATCATATTTCGCCCGTATGCCTCGTAGCCTTCCTGGCTAAAAGACGTGACTGCTAGATACTTCATAGTGTGCCTCTAGTTTTAGATCGGTTCGTCGGACTGCGGTGCGGGGACGGGATAAACTTCAGGCTCTGGCTCAGGCTTGGGCTTCGCCTTTGACTTTGGCATTGCCTTGACGCTGGACCGCACATGCCCCACAAGGTCGCGCAAAGCCATATGCCGGGTTGCTTCTTCGCACAGCGTATTTAACGCCATAGCGTCAACAATTACTTGATTGCTCATAGAACCTCATCACTGATTGACTTCGGCTTTCGACCGGGCTTGCTTTTGACCTTTACCGTTTGGCTGCCGCCAATAACGGGCACTTCCCGCGTTTCGATTTCAGATTCTTCTGGTGCCTCTACGGGGTCAGAGATAGCGGTTGTGAACTCGCTCTCTTTGGGGTCGTAGGTCGTAACCGCAAAACCCGAACGTGCCTCAAAGGCACGCTGCGGGTCCGCGTATGCCGGAGACGAAGGGTTGTGCTTACGAGCCTCTTCGATACGCTCTTGCTGCCGTTCGAGCGCCACCATAGCGTCTGGAGCTGAGCCTCCTCGCATGGAGACAATTTGCCATCCTGACCAAGCACTGAGGTTATCAGCATACTTGGTCTGATTGACAATCTTTGTTCGACCTGTCGCCTTATGGCGTAACTTCACTGTCGGCAGTTGCATGTCACCCTCTATCCATAAATCTTCTTGTCGATAGGCTTGGGAATCCAAACCTGCATCACAACCCGATTGGGTTCGTGGCGGTGCATCATGTAGATGCGATTGGCTACAGCCATATCATATGCTTGTCCAACCGTCATAGGGGACATGGGGTATGTTTTCCAGAGAAGCGGGCGCACTTCACGGCTTCGCTCACCGATGTCGATCCAAGTGTTTAAGGCTAGGGTCATGTTCCGTATTCTCCGATAACAGATGCGCTTGTAGACTGCTTGAGCCTGCACTTATCGCAGATTCGATTGTGCGCCCCATCACTATCAAAGACTTGAGAACACGACAAGCAGTTCTTTGGGATTTTTGGTTTTATCTCCAAAGAAAAAGCGTCCATCTCCCATTTTATTTGGACGTGCGTTACGTCCCTGCCAAGCGCCTGAGCGATTTCAGGGATCGTGAAACCCGCACGTTTCCAGTCACGCGCTTGGCGTAAATCTCGCTCCGTCCAATATCCTATATCGGGAGGAGGTTTATTATGCCGCGCCATTACTCACTTGGCACAGCATACCGCTGTCAATCCGCGTCATAGGCACCATAATAGGGTAAAGGTCGCACAAAAAGCATAGCGTCGCTTCTATGCTCGCTTTGCTTTTTTATGTCAATATCAAAATTACTCTCGCTGTCAAAAGCCTCAACCCATGCTTGGCAAAGTCGGCTGCGAACAATGTCCTTACTGGTGAAGCGGCAGACCTCGGCACCGATCTGGTAGCGCTTTGCCAAATCAACTACGTAGGTTAGGCCAGAGTCGCGGATATCGCTCTGCTGTGGGTCGCCCGAGACGATAACCTTACAATCGCCAAGGCGCGTGACAAAAAGACGCAACTGTTCCTTGGTGCAGTTCTGCGCTTCGTCAAGCAGAACAATAGCGCCGCCGTCGAAAGTGCGGCCTCGCATGAACTGGAAAGGTGCAAACTCAATGGTCCCCTTACGGAGCCATTCTTGTGCGCGCACTTTGCCGACTAGCTTTTCAATCACATCTATAATGGGGATTGCCCATGGCGTAAACTTCATATTGAGGTCGCCAGGGAGGAAGCCAATATTCTCGCTGCGGTCAGAAGAAATCATGGGTCGAGCGACGATAAACTTCCTGCATCGCTCTGCCAGTATCTCTTGCACGGCATAATGCGTAGCAAGATACGTCTTGCCTGCGCCTGCGGGGCCTAGTGCAAACACTTGCTGGTATTTCTGAATTGCTGAAAGATACTTAGATTGTGCCGGGTTTTTTGGAGAAAGTGGTGCGAGATTAAACTCAGGCGTTTGGATTTTTGGGGTCTTAGTGGCTTTGCGGGTCCGGCGCTTCTCGGATTTGGTCAGACGGATTGCGGCCACTGAAGTCTCCTATGCAAGTTTAGCCACTAAAAAGTAGAAAGGTTGGTGGCACTAAGCAATGCCTTGACTTATCTTTCTCGGTTAAACGAGTATCCTCGGCCTTAAAAAAAATGCCGCCACTTTTTTGTGGCGGCATATTTTTCAGTACATCCCGAGCGCCTTTAGATAGGCGTCTCGAATTGCCTCGCGCTCCTCTCGGTCACCCCTATCTTCCGCGCGCATCTTGATAACTTCACGGATAACCTTGGGGTCAAAACCCGCCCCCTTAGCCTCCGCCATGATATCCTTGACAGCGCTTTGGATATCCTTCTTTTCTTCATTAAGGCGTTCGACACGCTCAATGATGGAGAGAAGTCGGTCGGAGGCGATAGAGTTGTGGCCTGCTTCAGACATGGTTCTTAGTCCTCGTGGTTGATGGTTGTAGCATACTTCGCCAAAAGGGCGAGTCGGTATTCGATGTAATTGTAGATTTGCGGAGCGCGTGTCGTCAATCCAGACAAGCCGGTGCCAAGGCCATCCGTAGGAACAACGACCGTGCCATCTCTGGAAAGCCACCCAAAAGCAAGATTCATTGGAAAGTCGATTGCCCGCTCCACTGGACCAGGGAAATCGCCGTCGCTAAAATAAGCCCATTCTTGGCTATCTGGTGCCCACTTGGTCGGGACGCCAAAACTGTTTGGCTCCCCACGCATGGAGTATGCCTGACCGCCCATGCCGACACGTTTCATGTTGTCGCCAAACAGGTAGATGTACGTCGGGAATGTGGCTCGTATGTCCGCGCGCGAGATGAACTTCTTGAAGATAAGCGTTCCTGTCATTTTCTATACCTTTTACCAGACCAGCCTTCGGCTTTGACGGGCAGCCCTGCCGCCCAATCAGGCGTGGCAGCTACCAACGCTTCATACTCTGCCACGCTTCCGTATCCCTCGTCAACCTCAGAAACCACTTCGTCATGAACTGTCAACAACACGGGGTAGTTGTGTTCCTCAAGTCGGAACATTGACGATATCATGAGGTCGCGGGAGACAGCCTGCACCACGTTCTCGGTAAAGGTGCCAGGGCTTATGGTAGTTTGCTCCCATTTACGAGTCATGGAGTTCACTGCCATGACCTGCACGCCATTCTTCATCTCGCCCCAAGGTGTTTTTACCTTGCAGACGCGAGCCTCGGGGTAATTCAGCGCACGGCCTGACGGTAGAAGCAGGCGCAGGTTGCCATCGCGCATCCTGAACTTCATGTTCCGCAGCGTGACCACGCTGTTTGGGTTGCTGATCGCACGCATCGCGGCGCGTTCCAAGGCGTGCCAAAGGCGCGGTATCTTAAAATAGGTTTCGCGATACAAAGTAACGACGCGCTTGTATTCTTCTTCTTCCAAGAAAATCTGGTCCTTGGCGCAAGTCAAAGCGAACTTAGAGGCACCCATGGCGTAGCCCAGGCCGAGCACTGATGCTTTTCCTAGCTGGCGGGAGCGTGCATCGTCTTTCTTGTTAATAGGTCTACCATAAATAATACTTGCAAAGTTGCAGTAGATGTCATCGCCATTCGCAAATTGGTCAACAAGGTCTTGCTGGCCAGCGAGCCACGCCAGAACACGGGCCTCGATAGCCGCAAAGTCTGCCGCGTAAAGCACCTTCCCTTTTGCGGCCATGACGAGGCTGCGGATCACGTCAGCGGCTACGGTCTGCACCGGGCCAAAGCACATCTCAATAAGGTCGATATCCCCTTTCTTAATATAAGGGATAGCCTCTTCAGGTTCTTTGAGAATTTCAGGGCGGGGCAAGTTTTGCAACTGAACGCCTTTGCCCGAGAAGCGTCCTGTAGACGCCCCGTGATAGAGCAAGTTGCCGTGGATGCGGCCTTCGCTATCAGCCATATTGAGGATAGCTTGTAGCTTCTTTGTGGAGGACTTGGCACCGATCTGGCGTATCTCTAGGACTTCGCGCACCTGTGGCGGTAGCGACGTATCCTTGAGCGCGTTAACGATGCCCTGCTTATCAAGACTCGTGAAGGGGCTGCCTTGCATGGCGAACCACTGGATCATCTTGTCGCGTTGGTTGATCGTCGTGACAAGACCATTCGTGATCTTGGCAAGACGTTCGTTCAGCCTGCCCCCCGCCTTCTCTACCAACTCTAGGGCCATGCGCGTGGTTTCAAGGTCTACGCTTATGCCCCTGTCATTGATGATTTGGTCAAGCAGATAGACTTGCCGCTCCGATGGTGAGAGAGGGTAAAGCCGTGTCTCGGCTAGGCGTTCAGCCTCAACGTCTGTGCGGCAATATTGATATAGTTTCTCAAGGCGCGCGAGGTATTCGATACGCTGCTTTTCACGCGTTGCCTCTGTCTTGCCAGTGATCTCAAAGTCGTCCCACCAACGGACGTGGGCGAAGCCGTCGTCGTCGTCTTCGTCTATCACGCGACTTTTTGCCCTTTCCTCGGCTTCGTCATTTTCAACATATGCCTGCTGCCTTCCATGTCCTTTTGGATCGGCAGGCTTAGTGCCTCGCCAAGTCCTTCTAGCGACCGTGGGAGGGCCATAGCTGCTGCCATGGCGGCTGTGCAGAACCATTGCTCCAACGCCACCGGGGCGCAACCATAGCGCGCTACGGCGATGTTCTTGGTAATCAGCCGTTCAAACTGCGCATTGTGAGCAAAGATTGGAAAGCCCTGCCTAATATGCCTGTTCAATTCTACAGGCCATGGAAGATCGGGCGTCCATATCTGGACGGGCTCTGCATTACGCGCATACCCCATACACAGGATATCGGTGCTTGGATGTTCGGCGTAGCGATAGATGCCCACCAATTTAAGGTTGGCGGTGGATTTAGTTTCGTAGTCGATGTGATAGGTAGGTGTGTCTTGCATTGGAAAAAAGAAGGGGCATTTCTGCCCCTTCTCCTCTTGCCTTAGAACAAGTCCTTGGCATCGCCTTCGCTGATATTGCTGCCGGCAACATCATCGAAGTCGTTATCAGCGCTGCGCCCACCGCCAGTTGCGATGCGCTCACCGTCGTCAATGAACTGAACATTGTTCAGTCCAAACGACACGCCCTTGTTGCCGCTGTTGTCATACCCGAAAGCATTGACGCTCGCGCGCACGAAGCAGCCAGGGTAGAGGCGATCTTCGTCGGTGATGACAGGGAACTTGCCTTCGACCTTCTTGCGGTCCACTACCTTGGGCTGCTTCTTGCTGCTTACGGTGATGAAGATGCAATCGTCGTCAAAGCCAGCGGTGCCTTCCTTGTCGGAACCAGGACGGAAAGGCGAACGCACATTCTTTGGCGGCTTGTCACCAAACTTGGCCTTAGCGGCAGCGCCAGCCGCCTTCTTCAAATTCTGGAACTCCGCTGTCTCCTGCGCGGCCTTGTCGAACACAAGAACACAGGAAAACTTCGGCGTGTTGCCATTGAACCCACGAGGCTCAAACAGAGCGGGGAAAGCAAGTCGGGCCTTGGGGGTAACTACGTTCGTCTCGCTCATCTGAGCGTTCTCCTTGGAGCCGGGTTGGCGTGCATTTTGCCCCTTGTGCGCGCACACCATTGCCCAGCCACGATGTTAAAGAGGGGCAAAATTATTCGTAGTTGCGGAAGCCGTCGTGGTCCAACGCCAACGTGTCATCAAACTCTCCGCCGATCTGGACCACAACTGCGGGCCGTTTGTCGGATAGCGATGCGATGGTGTTGCCTGAAGATACTGCCACAATGACCTCTGCCAGTCTATCCTTAATCGCCTTCTTCTTACCAAGTTTTTCCTCGGCTTGCGCGGGCGAGATTAGCTTGCGCGTGAAGATATCATCATCCTCAAGCCCCATGCTGTTCAGGAGGTCGATGGCATCATCTTCGCTTTGCCACTTGCGTTGCGCCCGCTTGGCTACGAGCTTGTAGCCGGGGACAGCGCCACCCTGTTCCAGCTTACGCTGCGCGTATGCTTGGACAGAGTTGATCCACCCCTTGAACACATCGGCCTTGGCGAGAATCTGGCCAATCTGTTCTTCGCTCAGGCCCTCGGGCTCAGGGGGCAAAAAACCATCGTCAAACTCTGCTTGTGCCAGTGCTACCGCCTGTTCGTGTAGGCGAGGGCACTTAGGCTGCGCCAAGCAGAACCGGCAATGGTCGCCCGCGTTAAGGGCAGCATCGGCCTCCTGCGTCTTGTGTGCTGCGGCGAGAAGGTCATCCGCGAACTCGATGCGAAGTGAGTAGGCGTCTGTCTCGAAAGACCTGATATGCCCGTCAGCATGGCGGTAGCGGGGCTGCACGATGACCATGCGGATATGGCGTGGGAAGATGCCTTCCTGTGCCTCCAAAGCCAGCATGGCGCCCAAGGCATAGTAAGAAAGCTGAGGGGAGTTCTGCACCTTCACAGGCACACCAGCGCCATACTTCAGGTCCATTACGGTCAGGCGCTTCTCACGTTCATTCCAGATGACTGCATCCGCTGTGCCAAACATAGGCACAGGCGGATTAAGGGCCTCTAGCGTGAACCGTTGTTCGATGAACAGCTTGTTGCCTTTGGCTTCGGCTAGCACGGCGTCGATATAAACCTGCACCGCCTCAGCCATGTCTTCCGTGACTTCGAAGCCCTCAATCTCCTGCTCTAAGAAGTCAGAAGCAGGCTTGCCTTGGCGCAAGCACATCTCCGCCAACTCGTGTGCTGCGGTGCCTTCGCGTGCATATTCAGAGGAGATATTTGGCATCCCCTCAGATAGATTGACAGAGCCGGGGCAGGCGATCCACCGAGAAGCGGAACTCGCGCCTAAAGAAGCATGGGCACGATCAGCATGGACAGGCAGGTTAGACATTGATGATGGCCCGCGTGATAGCCCGATAGTATTTCATGCACGCTTGGGCGTCAAAGTCGGATACTCGCGCCATTTGTGTGTTGTCCGCAATCTCCTTACGAGTTGCGTCAGGACCGATTTCAGAGAGTCGCGCAGAAAGTAGATCGCGGCAATACTTGCGGCCTTGCTCTACGTTTTTAGCAAACCATTCGTCGGGGAACATCGGAAAATCACGTTCTTCCACATTAAACGTATCGCTATGGTAGGCGTCCATTTCCTGACAGTCTGCCGCTTCTTCCACAATCTCGATCTGTTGCGGCTCTACAATGGCCACGGACACTACCGTAGAAGCGTCAGTCTTGCGCGGCCTGCCGCGTGGGCGCTTCTCACCTGTAGAGGCAACAGTAGTCGTATTCTCCACCGTATCCTCTTCTAGGCTCACGCCCGCAAGAAGGTGGATAGCGTCGTTGGAGATTTTGTAGATGCCTTCAATTGCCGTCTCGGCAATCCGTGCAATCGCTTCGTTGCGGTCCATCTTCTATCCCTTAGAGCATGATTTCGCTGATTTGCTTTGACTTGCGTATGATAACGCGAGTCAAATCTTCATCAATCGAGCCAGCCAATACCACGTATCTGGCAAGCACGCTAGAACTTTCTTGGCCGATTCGGTGAGCCCGCGCCGCTGCCTGGACGTTCTCGGCAGGGGTCCACGACGGTTCCATAATCAAAACATTATCGCTTGCCGTCAGAGTAATGGCCGAGTTAGTAGCTGTGATCTGACCAATAAAGACACGGATATCTGGTTTGCCTTGAAAGTCATCAATCGCCTTTTGTCGAGTATTACGTGCGGTGTCCCCTGTAATCACGACAGGGGAAAAGGCTTTGAGCTTTTCCGCTACTTGTGAGATAACTTCTCGATGGTAGCAGAACAAGATAATCTTCTTCGCGCCATTCTCCAATTCTTCTTTGATGAAATCACTTGTCGGCTCTACTTTTGCAAGCCCGACAGCACGGCGCAGGGATGCAAGCGCTTGCTTATCCGCATTACGAAGAATATCGTCTGATAAGGTGCCATCTTTATTATGATGGTTTGCAGCCGCTGCGGCCAGGACGGCTTTGACTTCTGAGATAGCTTGCGTTTTCTCAAGCGCCATAACTTCCTTGAGCGCGGACTTGGGCGGCTCAAGAACAATCGTGCCCCATTGGAGTGCGGGCAACTGCGTCAACACATCTTCTTTCTTACGTCTGATGAAGAAACCATCAATACGTTGGCGCAATTCGCCTGTATTTTTGTTGCCTTTAATACGCTCAACTGTCCGCATACCAAAATGCAGTATGTCCAAAACGCAAAAGTATTTTACGAATTGAGCGTATGTCATGCGGCCTTCTGGCGTTTGTAGCCGCTCGGAGGCTAGTGCGCGTAGGTGTGTGTAGATTTCTGAAGCGTTGTTTGGCAGCGGAGTGCCCGTTAGAATCCATGTGCGTTTGGTGGCCTCTAGGATGCCTCCTTGGCCGTTAAGTCTTTCGCCATATACCGCCTTCGTGCGTAGGGCTGTTCGGTTCTTAAGTGCTTGCGCTTCGTCAATGATAAGAAGATCAAACCCCATATCAAGGATTTTAGCGCGTAGTGTAGGGTTGGCGAGCATATCGTAGCTGACAATAACCACATCTGCTTCAAGTGGAATGTCAGACTTGATATTTTTAATCACGAAAGTTGTTCGTGGAATTATCTGCCAATTCAGCATTTCGCGCTGCCAGTTGATCCGCGCCACGGCAGGGCAAACGACTAGGATACGGCGCAGGTTAAGGGCATCAGCCGCCCTGATCGCCTGCGCCGTTTTGCCAAGCCCCATGTCATCAAAAAGACCGGCATTGGAGTTGTCAGTCTTTTTGGCGACAAGGAAGTTGACGCCTTCAATCTGGTAGGGGAGAAGGCCCGCTTGCCAGTTAGGCATTGCTCAACCCGTAATAGGCCAGCAACGCACTCTCCGCCCTACCATCATCCTTCACGCGCTTAAACAAATCTACCCTATCAGGGAACAACGCCATCGCCTTCAAACGCGCTCCTCCCTTGTCAGCAGGAATGTTCATGCGCCGCTTCCACGTTGCAGGGTGGACGAGCGTAGTAGGGATTTGAAGTGCCGCCAAGACCCCTTCGATCTGTCCGAGATTGCGCCCAAAAGAGAAAGCGCCGACAGCGCCTTCTCCCGGTCGAACGCCAACACTTTCAAGGAATGCCTTCTGTGGTGCCATGTTTTTTATCATAGCCGCGAGTGCCGCAGGGGGCACGCTCCTGCGCTTCTTACCGTTAACGACGACTTCGATAGTCGGCATGTCCTCGATAGCAAGAACTTTACCGTTTTGGTCAAGCAGGGCCAAAGCCCCGCTTAGACCTGGGTCGATGCCAAGGATCAAAATACGTCGCCCCACTCGCCCTTGGTCGCCGCCTTGCTATACTCAGTGGCGCGGTTCTCGAAGAAGTTGGTATGCTCCGGCGCGTTCAGCAACTCATCGAGCCAAGGTAGGGGGTTGTCCTTGACCTTATAAATTGGCACCATACGCAACTGAAGCAAGCGCCTATCTGCGATGAAGCGGATATACTGCTTGATTTCATCGGCAGTCATGCCATGCACAGGGCCTAGAGCAAACGCCAAATCAATGAACGCATCTTCATGCTCTACGATAGTCTTGCAGATTTCGTAGATTTCAGCCTTGAGCGAGTCGTCAAAAAGACTTGGATTTTCCGCGCAATAGGTATGGAAAAGCCGGATGATATTCTCACAGTGCAACGTCTCGTCTCGAACAGACCACGCAATGATCTGCCCCATGCCTTTCATCTTACCAAAGCGAGGGAAGTTGAGAAGCATGGCAAAAGACGCAAAAAGCTGTAACCCTTCAGTAAATGCTCCGAACGCGGCAAGAGTCTTGGCGACTTCGCGCGGATTATCGACCGAGAAGCTGCTGAAGTAGTCATACTTGTCGCGCATTTCCTTGATCTGCATGAAAGTGGTGTATTCACTCTCAGGCATTCCGACCGTATCAAGAAGATGTGAATAAGAAGCGACATGGACTGTTTCGCTAGTCGCAAAAGCGGACAGCATCATGACTACTTCAGTCGGCTTGAAGATGGGTAGATAGTTGTGGACATAGTTTTCCGCCACGGACGCATCAGCCTGCGTGAAGAAGCGGAAAATCTGTGTCAGTAGGTTCTTTTCAGAAGGCTCTAGGCGCTTCTGCCAATCACGCACATCGTCTGCCAAAGGCACTTCCTCTGGAAGCCAGTGGATGCGCTGCTGCTGAAGCCACGCATCATAGGCCCAAGGATAGCGGAAAGGCTTGTAGCCGATGGACGGAGTGGTGAGGCTTGTCATATGTTGCCCTTTCAAGAAGACGCCTTTCTAGCACATAAGGTTGGGGGCGACAAGCGCGGGGGCATTGCTTTCGCGCCTATCTGTATGATACTCCAAAATTGCTTTTTTCATAAATCTACGTTTTTATTCCGGGGAATATTCGCATGGCCGTCACCATCTCCCTGTATAACCACACTACTCGGCGCTTTGCCTCCGGCGAAAATGCTTCTGGTGACGCGTATAAGTTGAAGCTATATGCAAGCACTTCTTTTGATGCAGCCGCTACCACTCTCGCGAGCGTCACTGGTGAAGAGACTACCGCGGGGACGGGATATACCGCCGGTGGTAAGGCACTTACAAACGTCGCTGTAACCACGGTCACGACGAACGACGCTAAGTTTGATGCTGATGACGTAGCGTGGGCCGCTACAGGAGGCCCGATCACTGCCGCTTTTGCCGTTCTATTTAACGACACCGACGCAAATGATCCTCCGTTAGCGTTCATTAATTTCGACGGCTCTCAGTCCGCAGGTGAGGGCACTGATTTCAAGGTAATTTGGAATACTAACGGTATCTTTACCTTTACTGTGGCTTGAAGATATTGAGTTTTTAGTTAACTAATGCACCGGCATGTCGTCTACTTGGTAGTTCGGAGCAAGAATATGTTGGCTTTTCTGATACCTCTTATTTCCACTACGCCTGTTATTGGTTGTGGTGGGAACCTTTTTCGCAATAAGGATTGAGCCTCATGGCAAACTTGAAAATTTCAGAACTTTCGTCAGCGTCCGCAATCGTATCGGGTGATATCTTTGAAGTAAGCCAAGGCGCTGGGCCTTATGGTTCGCGCAAAGCATCAGCGACGCAGATTCAAACTTTTGTCCTCGGTGGATACCCGGGTTCAACTTCTATCACTACCGTGGGCACCCTAGCGACGGGGACATGGCAAGGATCAACGGTGGGCGTCGGCTACGGGGGCACCGGGGCCTCTACAGCGGCGGGGGCTCGAACAAGTCTTGGCGCTGCGGCTTCTGGCGCTATCACGTCTTCTGGGCTGACAATGGCTACGGCGCGCGTTTTAGGGCGCACTACTGCGACGACGGGGGCCATCGAAGAACTCGCGAGTCTGCCCATTTCTTTGGGTGGCACAGGCGCTACCGATGCGACAACGGCCCGCACCAATCTAGGACTAGCCATCAACTCTAATGTCCAAGCATGGGACGCCGACCTCGATGCTGTTGCCGCGTTGGCGGGAACTTCTGGATTTCTCAAGAAAACGGCAACAAATACTTGGGCGCTTGATACCGCCGTGGCTATTGCGCCGATTGTCACGGTGTTTTCGTCTGCTGGTTCGGCAACTTGGACGAAAAACCCGAATGCAAAGACGGTTCAGGTTCTTGTTGTCGGTGGTGGCGGTGGGGGAGGATTTGGTGGTTCGTATGCCGCTGTAGGCGGCGGGTCGGGTGGCGGCGGTGGCGGCAGTGCCGGTTGGTATTACCGTACTTTTAATGCAACCGATTTGGCGGCTTCAGTTGCGGTAACAATCGCCGCTGGTGGTGTCGCGGGTCAGAGCGGTGTTACTCCCACAGGAGGGACGTTGGCTGGCCAGGGTGGCCAAGGCGGCAGCACTTCGTTTGGTGCGTATATTGCGACTGGTGGTGGCGGTGGTGCTCCTGGAATTGCAATTACAGGTTCCGGTGGGGGTGGGGGTGGCGGATATGGAACAGGTGCTTCTTCTGGCGGATTTGGCACAAACGTTGCCGCAGGTAGCAACGCTAATGCTGCTGGTGCGGGAGGGTTTGGCGGGACTGTGGCTGGCGGGGCTAACGGCGTATTTGTAGGTTCTGGCGGTGGCGGAACTACCGCAATAGGCGCATCAAATCAAGGCGGAAATAGCCTTAATGCACCTGGGCCTTCCGCCGGGGGTTCTGGTGGTGGATTTAACGCTGCCGGAACTGCTCAAGCAGGCGCTATTAGCGGTGCGACCCAACGAGATACTGTTGGTCCGGTTTGGACTGCTGGCGGTGCGGTCAATACTGCGGGAACTGCCGGCGCGGCATATACAGCAGTTAATCTTGGGCCGTATGCAGGGTATTCAGGTGGTGGCGGTGGTGGTGCAGGTTCTACAGGCAATGGTGGCGCAGGCGGCGCTGGCGGACTTTATGGTGCAGGTGGTGGCGGCGGCGGTGCCGGCAACAGCACCAGCGGTTTCGTTGGTGGCGCAGGCGGAGCCGGTGGCCCCGGTGTTGTAATCATTGTGGAGTATTAAAATGGCTGAAGTAGATCGTTGGGTTATTATTTCTCTTGCTGACACAACGCGGCAAGAGTTTGATCCTGAAAAGGGCCTGCGAGAGGTAGTGATTCCTGCGGGGACCGTAGTGAACATCTGTCTGTGGGATGGTGAAACCCAGTGGGTTCCGCCTGAAGGCACTCGCGTAATGCGTGAAGCTGAATATCTTGCGAAGGGAAATACTGATGCCTAAGATGGTTGAGAAGAAGGTGCAAAGGGTCAAAACCTTAGAACAAAAGATAAATCCTTTTTTTCGCCTATCTCCTCCTTTGTAAGAAAGAGTCCTTACGGTGGTTGAAGGCGTTCGCATTACAGAAATTGGAGATACGAGGATAAGTGAGAGCGGTGATTTCCGCGTCACCGAAAACTACTTACCGCCAGTTGACGTATTAGCACCTTCAGTTGATATTCTTGTCGCTGCTCTAGCGCCTTTTGTTTTCACGGGTAAGTCCGTCGTTGTCCCCTCTGCTACTATAGCAGTTATGGGTTTTGCTCCTCTAACTAAATTTAGTGCCAATATCCCTTCTATAAATATCACCTTTGAGGCTCTCACTGCTTCTATTTCCGCAATTTCGCTTCCACCTTCAGCCCGTATCTATGTGATACCCGCACAAGACACAGTTTACTTCATTCCTGAATCCATCAGGGTTTACGAAGTTGAGGCTTCTTAGCGCCCGTGGCTTGTTGATTTTTTATATGCGCTGTATATTGAGGCTGCCTCGTGGGGCCAAGGGGGTTTTATCATGACTGATCTTTTAACTTTGAAAGAGCAGCACCCGTTGGACGAACTCGACCATTCGGTTGCTTTCACCAGTTGGCTACCCTCTGGTGATACTCTTTCTTCTTGTGTGGTTACGGTGTCTTCTGGCTTGACGCTAGGCACAGCCACAAAAGCACCAGTTGCTACTGGTGCTTATGTGGTTTTCTGGTTGTCTGGTGGTGAATCGGGGAAAGAATACGTTGTGCAAGTCTTGGCCGAGACAAGCCAAGGCCGCAGAAAGACGGTGGATGGGTCTATTACGATAATAGACCCTACCTCACCTTAATCGACGGACCCGTTCTCCCCGCCAGCGTCTTCCTTCCCGCTTTCATACGCTTCCATGAGCTTGCCATGCATGAACATGGCAACCTCTAAGCGCGTCTCATTGCTGAGATTGGGGAAATACTCTTTCAGATCGAAGTAGATATCGGTCTGGGTAGGGACACTCATTGACATACCTCGCATGTTTCGCCGTCATTGGCGTTCTTGGCAGGAACCTTTTCGCTTACAACTTCAGCGCGTTGCACCGAAAGAGAGCGGCAATAGTATAGCCCCTTGAGGCCAGATTTCCATGCCCTCATGTGCGCCTCGTGAAGTTCCTTCTTCGTCGTATCCGCAGGAAAAAACAGGTTCACAGACTGGCCTTGGTCAATAAACGGTTGGCGATCTGCGGCGTGGCGGATGATGAAGTTCTGGTCAAGCTCAATGGCCGTCTTGAACGTCGCCTTCTCCCAATCGGTCAAGAACTCAAGGTGCTGGACGCTACCCTTGTTCGCCACGATGCTATCCCAAGTGCCCTTTGTGTTCTTACCATACTTGTTAAGAACCGCAGACAGGTAGGTATTTCGGACAGGGAAGGAGCCAGAAAGGGTCTTTTGCGTGAACACGTTTGCGGGCCAGGGCTCGATGCAGGGCGAAACTCCGCCGCAGATAATCGAGATAGAGGCCGTGGGCGCAATAGCCGACTTGTTTGAGAACCGCTTGTGGAAGCCTGCTTCCTCGGCGTCAGGGCAAGGTCCGCGCTCGTCTGCAAGCACCCTGTCCGCTGCTTCAACGCGGTTTTGGATATGCTTGAAAATCTTCTTGTTCCAGGCAATCGCAGAAGGCGACTCGAAGGGCACGCCTTGGCTTTGTAGGAAGGAGTGGAAGCCCATGACGCCTAGGCCCACAGAACGCTCCTGCGTGGCGCTGTAGATGGCTGCGGCCATGCTTGGTGGCGCACGGTCGATGAAGTCCTGTAGGACGTTATCAAGGAAGCGCATAACATCCTCGATGAACTTCGGTGTGTCCTTCCAACTCATGTATGTATCGAGGTTGAGGGAGGATAGGCAGCATACCGCCGTTCGCATCTCCCCGTGATGGTCGCGGCCTGTAAACAAGGTAATCTCGTTGCAAAGGTTTGACGTGCTAACAAACAAGTCTAACTTCTTATGATGCTCTGGGATGTGCTTATTCACAGTATCAACAAACAGAAAATACGGTTCGCCCGTCTCAATGCGCGCTGTCAACAGCCTGACCCAAAGCGCGCGTGCGTCAAGCGTTTTGAGGACAGCGCCATTTTTGGGGCTAACAAGGTTCCACGTCTCGCCTTTCTCTACAGCGTGCATGAAGGAGTCAGGGATGACGACCGCGTGGTGTAGATTGAGGGACTTGCGGTTAGTATCCCCGCCAGTAGGGCGGCGCATCTCGATAAATTCTTCAATCTCAGGATGGCTCACGTCTAGGTAGACAGCCGCAGAGCCGCGACGTAGGCTGCCTTGGCTTACCGCTAGGGTCTGGCTGTCCATGACCTTGAGGAAGGGCATGATGCCGCTGCTCTCGCCACGTGCGCCAATGCTTTCGCCCACGGCACGCACATTGCCCCAATAGGTGCCAATGCCCCCGCCACTCGACGCCAGCCACACGTTCTCATTCCAAGTGCCTACAATACCCTCAAGATTATCCTCAACCTCGTTCAAAAAACAGCTAATCGGTAGACCGCGCGTAGTGCCTCCGTTGGCCAGGACAGGCGTGGCAGGCATGAACCAAAGCAGGCTCATATATTGATATAGACGCTCTGCGTGGGCCCTATCATCGGCGTATGTACAAGCAACGCGGGCGAATAGGTCTTGATAGCTTTCGCCGGGGAGGAGGTAGCGATCCTTTAGGGTTTGCTTACTGAAGTCCGTCAGGAAAACGTCACGGCTATGGTCAACGGCAATAGAAAAACGCTTGGCGCTCATGGTATTTCCTGCTCAGGACATATTTAAGGGAACCCCCACCTTAACGCGGCTAAGGGTTTTTAGGAAAGGACTTGACTTTTAGTTTTCGTCGTAAAGACTACTTGCTTCGCCCTTCTTGATTTCAGCCACGTAGTTTTCAGCACTTCCTGCCAGTGTAATTACAAGGGCTGTAAAAGCACGCCTTGTATCTTCACTGAGATTTTCCACATTGTTGTGGATATTCTCGATCAGTTCAGCAGCATACTTGAGGCCGTGAATGAAGCCGGTCGCAAAAACGGAGCTACCTTCTGCGGCTAGTTCAGCACCCAGGGCCATTCTGTCAATGGTGCCGAGTTTGGAGAGAATCGGATGGTCTTCCATTAGTAGGCTCCTGTGTATTTGGCACTCTTAACAAGGTCGTCTATGGCCGTCAAGCGACGCATGAGGCCGTGCATCCTATACAGGGGCACCATGTTAGGCCCGTCAGATAGTGCCTTGTCGGGGTCTGGGTGAGTTTCAATGAACACCCCCGCCACGCGCACAGCCACCGCAGCACGGGCCAAAGGCTCTACGAACTGCCTCTGGCCGCTGCTAGCTCCGCCTGCCCCGCCAGGAAGCTGGACAGAGTGTGTCGCGTCAAAGATAACAGGGTAGCCTGTCTGCTTCATGATAGGTAGTGAGCGCATATCAACGACAAGATTGTTGTATCCGAATGTTGTTCCGCGCTCAGCTAGTAAGATTTTGCTATTCCCAGCTACGGTGAGCTTTTCTACGACGTTTGCCATGTCGTTTGGTGCAAGAAACTGGCCTTTCTTGACCATAACGGGCAGCCACGTCTTGGCTGCTGCCATAAGAAGGTCTGTCTGCCGACAGAGGAATGCAGGGATTTGTAGCGCGTCCACAGCGCCTTCCAAGGCATAGCAATGTTCGCGTTCGTGAACGTCCGTGATGACAGGTAGCCTGAAAGTCTCTCTGATTTCTTGGAAGATGGGGATCGCAGCCTTGAGGCCGATGCCACGCGCGCCAAAGCTCGAAGTCCGGTTGGCCTTGTCGAAGCTGGCCTTAAACACGAGGTCCACATCGAGGCGCTTGGCAGACTCCGCAAGGGACTGCGCAATCTCTAGTGCCTGCTCCCTGCTCTCGATCTGGCAGGGGCCTGCAATAAAGGACAGCGGCAGCGCATTGGAGAAGCAGGCACGGCCAATCTCTACGGTGTTCTGGCGCGGGAGCATGGCTAAATCCTGATATGGAGGGTATCAGAAGCACGACTTACGGCCACATAGCAAGCCGCTTGCTTATCTTCGTGATCCCTGATCGTCTCAAGGTTGGGCCAATCCACGAAAACATGCTTGTAGGTAGAGCCTTGGGCTTTGTGCGCCGTGCTGGCATGTTCGTAGAGAAGAACGGCGAACTTGCTACGAAAACCAAAATAATCTCTTGCCCATGCAAGCCCTCGTAGGGATGACCAAGAGCCTTTGGCTGGCGTAAAGGCCTGTTCGTCGGTCATGAAGTCGAGCGAGTATGTGAGGTATTTTGGGTTTTTGAGTGCAGCTTCATAGAGCCAATCATACTGCTCTGGCTTGAAGAACTTGCGAGCCTGCGCCTCGGTAATCGAGAGGCGCTTGTTATCTTCGATGCCTCCGCGCGCAAAGCGCTTTTCTAGCTCGCGGTCGAGCTTAGCGAGTTGGTCCGCAAACTTACGGACATTGCCAAGTGCATCTTCCAACGCTGGCTTCAAGTGGTTGACGTACATATCAAACGTCAAACCTTTTGCATCGAAGGTAAGGTTAGTCTCAGGATTGAAAAGAGAAAGATCGTAGTAAGGGATCGTCTTCTCAGAGAATGGATGACGTTCTTCGCCCATGAAGCCGACATGCTTTACTATAAGTTGGCTGTTGTTGTCTGCGACTTTAATGTTGGAATACTTGCCACTCGTAGCTCCGCGCGCCCAGATAAAGAACGGGGCCTCAGTCAAGATAAGATTTTCTTCGGGCATGAAGTCGTGAACGTCAGCGCCGTAGATGGCGCGGCGCTTCATCCTATTTAACTCGCTCACGCGTTTGTTGGTATAGGCCACAGCGACAGCATCTTGCGCGGATACGAACGCATGCTCGAACTTGTCGCTTGAATGGTATGCAAAGACGCTTTGGTTATCTATCGCGTCTAGGTCGATCTGGCCTGTTGTGCGGACAGACTTGCTAACAGCCACGATACCTTGACTGCCGCTTCGCATGACTTCGCTCAGTTTGAAGCGCACAGGTATTTTCTCCACCGCATCTACGATGGACGTGCCTTTTACGGGGCGCAACTGTGCGAAGTCGCCTGTTAGGATAGCTTGCGCTTGCGCCGCTTCGACCGCGCGTTTGATGGCGCGCATGTCAGCGACATCAACCATTGAGACTTCATCAAGGACCAGAATGCTACCAGATTCCAAGGTATCTCCGCCGCCTCTTTTCCACTGCGCTTGGCCTTCTTCATCTGGGTCATCCGTGGTTGAGGGTGCTTTACCGATTAGGGCAGAAACTGTAGTGGCCGCGACAGAGATGCCATAGCGGGCAAGAGACTTCACCAGCACGGACTTCGCCTTGTGCGTCGGACAAGCGACTAGGATGGGGCGCTTGGTGCTTTCCAGGGCCTTGATAACGTGTGAGATGGTGAACGTCTTGCCACTACCCGCAGGGCCAAGAAGGAGCGCAAAAGAATGCTCCTTCTTGGTGGCAAACTCAATCAAGCCATCGGCGGCTTGGCTCTGAAGAGTATTCAGTGTCATGGTTTACCTTTTCGTATGCTTCTGCGAGTTTTGCAGGAGTGGGTTCGTCAGCTTGGTCTTGGTATCGGCCATTATAGCCTTGAGTGGGGTTGACGACAAGGTGGAAAACCACTTGGGCTATAGGTTGTCCCGCGAGTAGGTGGATAGGACGATAGCCTTGGTTTTTGATCTCTATGGTTAAATAACCCCGCCACCCGCTTTCAACTACCCCCATTCCAAGGAACAAGCCAAGGCGGGCGAGCGAGGACTTGTCGTGGACGAAGCCAACAAGATCAGTCGGCACGTTGAAGTGTTCGAGAGAACTGGCCAATGCGAACTGACCTGGATAGAGGTATAGGGCCTGCTTGATTCGGATGTCATATCCGGCAGGGCCAGCACCAAAAGTCATACCTGTTTCAGGATGATGGGTGCGTGGGGTGGCAGGCGAGAAGATATTGCGGGCGAGGATTTCTGAGCCGGTAATAACCATTTGTTTTTTCTCCCTTTACGGCAGGAGGATAGAGCAAGCCATATCTGCGGCTTCATTGAGGCTATCCGCCCAAAAGCCAACTGCGCCTAGGATCATAGCGTGCTTGGCAATAGGGTTGCGGCTCCTATCCTTGGAAATCGCAAGTATTGGCACTTGAAGTGCGAAGCCAAAACCAATTTCCATGATAGTGCCGAGCGAAGGGGGTGCCCCTTCGTCCTGTTCAAGAAGGTTGGCGATAATAAGGTCTGCTGTGCGGCAGTCATTAAAGTCGCGGCTCAGGATAGCCTTGCTTGTGGCCAGCGGTGAATAGAACGGGTAGGCGCTGGTGGTAAGAGGGCCTTCGTGCTTTAGAGCGCCCTTGCCACGTAGGGGGCTGTAGCCTCGGATAGCGCCGTTGCTGCTGCTTTGAAGCAGATGATCGAGGTCCATGCGCCAGTTTTGCGCTTCGTCATAAGTGCTGCCGCCAATAGGGCCTGCTAGATAGACTTTCTTGTGCATCATTTTGCTCCTTTATAGGGCTGATTACTGCTCAGTGGTTTTTTTAGCGGGCAAGTTGGTGTTCACCGCACCAATCTGTGGCGCCGACAAATGGCCACGGTGCTGTATACGTGATGTCTTTTTTGTTGCGTTCATATGGCGCAGGTCCGGGCGCACGAATGCGGCATTGCCCTAGGTTAAAGTCCTGAATTCGGCTATCGGCCCACCATTGGCACGTCTGACGCTTTGCGGTCATGTCGTCTCCTTTAGCGTATTCTTGCACCGCCGCAATACTTCCACAGGCAATACTGCACCGATCATTTCGTTAGGACGGCACGCGCCTCTTTCGTAGTCGATGTGGTCCAAAAGGACGAGTAGTTCGCCGCGTAGCTTATCTTCATTGGTTGGTAGGTATTGGCTCATTCTTTTGTCTCCTTCAGTGCGCGGATGGCTGCGGCGATGCGTCCGGCTTCGTCATAGCGGGTCTGATGATTGAACAGCAGCGCCCCATTGATGGGGCGTGCATGACATACGATCACCGCGTCTTCTTTGTTCGCCGCATATCGTTCATCCGCCATTACCGCCGCCCGCTCCAACGCCTCGTTCTGAATGGCGGGGATCACGGCGGCGAGGGCGTAAGCAACAACATTGCCTCCGTTCGGAGTTGCTTGAAACGCGGTAATGCCAAGCCCCATCAAATGCTCCGGCACATCCTCAACCTTCATTGCCCGGCTCCTTCGCGAGTGCTGCGCGGGCGGCGGTCAGCATGTCGGTAAGGGTGCGCTCGGCCAACACTTCGCCGTCCCGCGCGCCACCATCGACACGGACGCGGATCGACGTTTCGTTGGGGTCCAAGTCCAGTGCGTCGCAAATATCAGGGATGACGGCGACAAGCGGGATCAACGCTTCCTGCAACCGCTCCACCTCCGCCCGCAGCCTTTCGACCTCGGCGGGGGTGGCGACGGGGGCGAGGTAGCGGTAGTCATATCGGTAAGCCGCCTCGGGCGTCACCCAATCATCCTCACCCCATTGCCACTCTTGGCGATCAGCGATCCAAAGGACAGGGTTGTGCCCTGTAAGCCAATGCCATCCATCCACACCGCGTAGTTCCTCGCGCGGCTCGCAACGGTAGGCGCTCATGGCCCATCCCCCTTCACCAACGGGAGGCACGAGGCTTCATCGGTCGGAATATCGCTCTCTCGCCACCAATTCCCGTCATCAACGCGCTTGCCCCAAATTGAGCCGTCATCTCTAAGGGCAAACACGCAAGCAACCAACCCGTCACCAGCGGGAATAGCCGTAATTTGCACCGTCTTGGCCCCCGCCATCTTCGCAGGCGCGGGATCGGCGGAGAGGGCGTCGAGGGCGCGTAGAGCCATGACCAGCGCCGGGGTGCCAAAGCCGTGTTTCTCCATGGTCCGCGCCGTCTCCGCCACGGTCTCCAACGCTTGCAAGCGGGCCAAGCTCTTACTTTTCGTAGTTTCAGTCATTTAGAGGGTTCCTTTCTTCTCCCTTGACCGACAAGGGCAAGGCGTGGCATAGCCTACCACGCTCCTCAACGCAAGCGGGAAAGTTGTTGTAAATGCAGATCAACATGGGGGAGCCTTATTGGCTCTTTGACCGTTCGCAGGTCCGACGCCTTGAAGCTGATGCTCTCTACGTAGGCGACTTTGCGGTGCGCAGCAGCAAGGGTATTTGGTCCTCTATCCCTGTGGCCGTGTTCTATACCCCGAAGCCTCGTGAGGGCTACACTAACCACTACTTTGGCGTCTACAAATCCCAAGCGAGGCTTGATATGCCAACTTGGATGATCTGCGACGCAACTTCTGTTGCGACTCACCTTTGGCATGGATTGGAGATGAAAGGCGAAGTCATCTTCTCTCGTTGGCGCCACGACTTCAGAACGTTTTCCTTTAGTGGCCCCTGCGTCGATGGTGGGCCTGACTATACGCGGGTTGTAGGGCTTACCAATCTTGCGAAAAACGTTTCACTCCGCCTCGTAGACGGTATTTTTAAGGTAATCTGATGCACTTCATCTTCGCGTGCGACCACCCACAGCGTAAGACATTTACGATGGGTTGGGCCTCAAAGCCCATCCAGAAGCCCGCAAAGGCCAATACATATTGGATTTCTGACGTAGTTAGTGGGGTAGACAGCCTTGAAAGCCTGTCTGCTGCTATCAGGGGGCGTCTGAAGCACCCAAAGGGTGAGAGGTTTGCAGTCATGCGCGGGGTTTGGCACCCCCTGGCGGAGATGTGTGCCTTGGAGGAGCAGCGTAAGGTGCATATCACGGAGATGGGAAAACAGGGCAAGCCCGTTCCTGCTTCGCAGATGGTGCCTTTTGTGCGGAAAGGCGAAAAGCATCCGCATTTCCTACGCCGTAAGGGCATCGTGCAGGACTTACCGATCAATTGGGTCTGTTTTGATTTTGATGGCCTTCAGATTGAAGGCATGGGCGACTTTGACGTGGCCAACCCAATGCCCTGGGCTCAAAAGGCAATCGGGATGGAGCTTGGCCCTGATTTTGCTTGCGCTGATTATGTGTTGCAACTTTCTTCCTCGGCAGGTTTGAAGCCTGGAATCTCAGCGCATTGTTGGTTTTGGCTGGAAAAGCCGATGGACGGGGCGGCGTGGCGGGCATGGTATGCACGCAGGACGCGCGAGTTGGGCCGCAAGCCTCGCATTGATAAGACCCTCTTTGAGCGTGAGCGTATTCACTATATTGCCACGCCAAAGTTCGACGGTGGCACAGTAGACCCTGTGGCCGAAGCGGGGCAGGACAGGTATATCTTGGTTGAGAATTTTGATAACCGAGTCTACCTCAAAGACGTAGAAGGGCTTCATACGGAGGCGCAAGCTGAACGTGAGGAGGTCACGGTTGATTTCTCCGATGAAAGTGAGCGCGCACAGGAGGCTTTTAACCGCCCCGGTGTGATCGGCGCCTTTAATCGGTGCTTCTCCATATCGGACTGCATCAATCGCTTCCTCTATGCCCATTACCGCATAGATACGAGCGATGGCCGTGTGACGTGGCTTAAGAGCGAGGCCCCTGGTGGATGCCGCATCGTGGCTGGCAACACACGGATGTTCTCGACGCACAACGGCGATCCGCTTGAAGGCTATGTGGGCACTGCCTTTGACCACATCCAAGCCGTGCTGTTTGATAACGATTATACGTCTGCCGCAGAGTGGGCGCGCACTCTGCCTGAAGTGGCGGCAGAGATGGAGCGCGTGGAGATGGGGGTGTTCGATGACGAAGCCCCTTTGGAGAGCTTCAAAGCTGACGTAGCATTAGCCACGCCTGATGGCGCTGAGAGCGTTAAGGTCGAGACACCAGAAGATGTGATGGCGGAATATCCGATGCCGAAGAAGTGGCACGGACAGGCAGCCTCCTACCGCCTCGCGGATGGTGTGTGGTGGTATGGCTATGAGAAGGCGGAGGAGGAAGACGAGGAAGGCTCGAAGAAGAAAAAGAAAAAAGGTGGTGGGGCTTTTGTCAGTCTTTGGACGCCTATTACCTTTGTCCGCGAATTTATCTCGGCCAATAGCGGTGAGATTACAACCGAATACAAGCTGCGCGATAAGTGGGGCAAACCCGTCTCGGTGATGATTGAGAAGGGCAGGGTGGTCACAGCGCCAACGGACGTGCTGGGGCGGCTTCACTCCCTTGGTTGGTTGTTTGAGATTAACGCTGACAAGGCGTTTGTCCATTATATGCGCGTGAAGTCCCCTGACGTGATCTATACCTCTTTGGATAGTCGGGGGTGGGACAAGCGCGGGGTATCTTTCGCCGTTCCTAGCGGGGCCATCTATGGTGCCACTGACGCCATTCTCAGGCCCGACCTCGTGGTAGGTGAGAAGGTGTCTCGCGGTGGCAGCCTTGAGGGGTGGCGCAGCGTTATTGATGGCGTGTTGGATTTGGAAGGCTGCGCACATTGGGCGTTGGCTGTGGCTGCTGGTTTTGTGGGTCCATTGGTTGGGTTGCTCAACTTGCCAACGAGTGGCTTGGCTTTGTGCGGTGAAACCTCCAAGGGCAAGACGACCGCATTGAAATTGGCGGTTTCCGCTTGGACCTCGCCAGACCCACAGGCTAATCGCGATGGTGGCTTGCTTGTAAGCCTGCGAGGCACATCGAACTCTGTGGATGTGCTGGCTGAGAACGCCAACCATACGATCCTGGCCTTGGACGAGACGGCCATGATGCAGGCGAAGGACTTGGAGAGCCTTGTGTTCTCCGTGACCTCTGGTGCGGGCAAGGCGCGCATGAACATCACGGGGCAAGGGCTGCGCAAGTCGTCGGTGTGGCAAACGTTCGTTCTGATTTCAGGCGAACAGGGCCTTGCTCAGCGGTTCGAGGATGCCACAGGCAAGAAGATGGCCAAAGGCGCTGCGGCCCGGCTGCTGGACGTGGACGTGGACGCGCTTGACGTTGTGGTGACGGACGTAGAGGCGTTGCGGCGCCTTGAAGCAGGGGTGATTGAGAACTTTGGTTGGGCGGGGCCTGCCTTTGTGGAGGGGTTGGTTTCTCGGGGATATGTTGATCGCGTTGGGGAGTTGCAGGCTCGTTTAGGCCACCATGAGGCGAGGCTGAGTGAGAATAGGACGGGATTGGTCTCTCGGGTGGCGCGCGTGGCGGCGCTGCTGGCCCTGGCTGCGGAGTTGGCTGAGGAGTTTGGCATCTTGTCGGTGGGAAGTGCGGAGCGGATTTCCAACGCCATTCTCGCCGTGTGGGGTGCTTTTGAGGAGAGCGCTGCGGCGAACTCGGAAGAAGCGATTGTGGATGACGTGCGGCAGTGGATCGCTAAGCGCCTCAACATGTCGATCTTCGCCGTAGATGACACATCTCGCCACAGCGTCGAAGCGGATGGATGGCATGACGGTGCGTTGATTTATATCTTGGCGGATAGAATCACTCAGCCGAGCAAAGGCGCAAATAGGCAGGCGAATGTGGTGAAGGCGCTCGACGCGGCAGGCGTATTGCAGCGCCAAAGGAAGGACCGCGCCACGTCTTCCTATATCCCTGGACGCGGGGATGGCGTCGGCCACTTTCGGATAGATGCCAAAACCCTCGGCATCATGCTCGATCCTGAGTTCGAGACAGCGCCACCCCTTGGAGAATAAATCAGAAAAATACCCCCTGAATTAATTTAATCCAGGGGGTATTTTTTGCAGAAGCAGCGCCATGCACCCCGTTTTGGACGGAAGACATGTTTTTGGACGGTTGGACAGTCCGTTTTGGACGGCGGCACATCCCCTAACTTATTGAAACATATAGTTTTGGACGGTTTGGACGGTTGGACGGTGTTTTTGGAGAGTCTGGCTCAGAGAGGAGAAGAATAAATAGATAAATATTATTGGACATTTATTTCTCTACCTCTATATATATTTTCAAAAAGATATAAAGTAAGCGTCCAAACCGTCCAAACCGTCCAAGGCCCTAAGATATCAAGGGGTTATTGTCTGGACGGAGGGAATATTGCTCCGTCCAAGACCGTCCAAAGCAACCGTCCACGTCCAAGGCTTGAAATCCCCCTACGGCGCCGTCCATACCCGGTGCATGAGCATTTTGATCTTCGATACCGAGACTTCCGGCCTGATAGACAGGCGCTTTGAAGCCGAAGACCCAGAGCAGCCTGACGTGGTGCAGTTGGCCGCGCTGCTCTGCGGCGATGACGGTGAGGTTCTCTCCACCCTCTCGTGCTTAGTGCGCCCCGACCTCAAGGCCATCCAGCCGGGTGCTGCTAAGGTGCATGGCATCACGCAGGCGAAGGCTAACGCGCATGGCTTGGAGGCGCCTGCGGTGCTGGGCGCGTTCGGGGCGATGGTGGACCGCGCTGACGTGTTGGTTGCCCACAACCTCGCCTTTGACGCTCTCGTGCTTCGGACTGCTTGGCACCGCGCCTTTGGCGCCGACTTCCGTGAACGCCTCTATGGCAAGCGAGCTTTCTGCACGATGAAGGCTATGACCCCCGTGTGCAAAATCCTCTCGGGACGCTCCAAGCACAAGGCAGACTACAAGTGGCCTAAGCTCAGCGAGTGCATCGATTTCTTGTTTGCTGAGCGCCTAGAGGGGGCGCACGATGCCCTTGTGGACGCGAGGGCATGCGGCCGGATATACTTTGAACTGCAACGCAGGAAGGGTCTTGCGGACAATCAGGAGGGCTAAGTCATGCCGCTGAAGCAGGGTTACGGCAAGAAGACCATCTCGGAGAACATCGCCAAGGAAGTGCGCTCCGGGCGCGATACGAAGCAGGCAGTGGCTATCGCCTACTCCGTGGCCAACAAGGCTCGCAAGAAGGCTGGCAAGCCGCCTCTGAAGCAGAAGGGCGGCAAGGAGTAAGCGCAAGGCTAGAACGGCTCTGGCAACGCTCAGGGCCGTTCTACTTTGGGGTTGACACATCTCAGCCACCGGGATACCTAGAGCCTTCTAGCCTTCTCAACGCATGGATTTTAGGAAAGCACATGCAAACTCAGTCCGCAGTAAGCGACAACCTTTACAATACGAACGGCCTGCCCCCTTTCACTCCGCCATCCACGACTGCCGAAGCTCGTGAGCGCATCGCCCAACTGAATGTGGCGATCATGAGCATTCAGGATCAGGTCGAATACCGTGAGATGACGCAGAGCCTGGACCCGGAGTGGTTCAAGAAGGCCACTACGTCGAAGCGGTTCAAGACCCTTGAAGTGCAACGTCTCCAAGCCTGGATTGACGAAAGCGCCCAAGGCAATGGGATGACGTTGAATGACAGTATCGTTGCCGTTCTGAAAAGCGAATACCCGCCTGACGATTGGAATGAAATCGTGCACGACGCGCAACGCCTTATGGAAAATGCAACAGATGTCTGAACACCCCTCAATGCCCGCATACTACGAGATTGCGTATTCTGCGGACTGTCTAACTGACGCCTGCCACCTTGCTTCAAAACGAGCGGGGTGGTGGGAGGGTATCAACCCGCGCGATCCTTATGTGACGTCAACAAAGTTGATGCTTGCCGTCAGCGAGTTGGCTGAGGCAATGGAAGGGGCGCGCAAGGGGCTGAAAGATGACAAGCTGCCTGACTGCGAAATGCTCGAAGTTGAGTTGGCAGATTGCGTCATTCGCATTTTTGACTTGGCAGGCGCCTTGGGTTTCAAGAAGTTTGGCGGCACGCTTGCACGCAAGATGAAATACAACGCCTCTCGCGCTGACCATAAGCCTGAGAACCGTGCAGCCGAAGGTGGGAAGAAGTTCTGATGGATGACGAAGAAGAACGCATTGTCGCTCAAGACAATTTGCTGTCGCAGTCCCGGTCGCTTGTAGCGACGGCAGATTTGGTTGATGATCGGTTTACTAGTGTCGTTGAAGAGATTGATTGCGCGTGGAACTCCCACCGCCCAATTATTTTTTCTGGCGTTGGTAAATCAGGGCTTGTAGGGCGATATCTCGCGTCGTGCTTCAACGCCATTGGCGTCTCTAGCGCATTCCTACACCCTACTGACGCAGTTCACGGGGACATGGGTATCCTACAAGGGGCAGGTGTTCTCATTGCGCTTTCCGTTTCTGGGGAGACGAAAGAGCTTGAGCCAATTCTCAACCGGGTTGGCTATCTAGGAACACCTGCGTATCTCATTACGGCTGGCGGGGATGAGTGCACGCTTGCGCTAAATGTGCAGAACGTGCTGCCGCTCGCGCGGCTGCCTGAGATTGATCCTTCAGGCATGGTGCCTCTGAAGGCATCTCTGATGCAGATGGCGCTAGGCAATGCGCTTGTAGTGGCGGTGGCTGAGAGGATCGGTTTCAACAAAAATAAGCTAACCGCGCTGCACCCTGGTGGCTCCATAGGTGAGAAGTTGCGAGAGGAAGGCGCCGGTTAGGCGCCTTTTTTTTTGTTTCCGAAATCCGCAGGTAGGTTCAAAAAATTTAGGGGGTGGGGGTTTTTGCCGTAGGATTTTGCGTTTCCGGCATGTGTCCAAAAGGCTATATAGTGCGAGTGGGATAAAGGCCGCTCGTTGCATTTCCGATATAATCCCGTCTGGGTCCCTTCCGATTTGCAACGAGTGACCTTGCTTTGTTGCGTTTTCGATCCAACGCAATTTCATGTCGTTTCGCAAATGCA